ACCTGATACATCAAAGAAACCCTTGTTATAATACAGGGATTGCTGACGCTCCTTCGGCATGAGTTCTGTGGTTGAGATACCACGAGATTCATGTGAAGTTATGACCTTATAGCGAGGCTGTAGAGTTGCTCCAAAGGAGACGAACTCAAGTGCATCACATGGGTCAGAGAACTTCAACCACCGATATTGATAGTAATATACTTCATTATCTATCTTCAACCGAGAGGGATTTCCTAGGAGGGCCCGAAAACTATATTCCTTTTTGACTATATCAAAATACGGTAAGTGGCAATTACTCGCCATCTTATCATCCATATCATCAACAATCTCGGGGATCTCATAATCTTCGAGTGTAAATCGCTCATCTCTGAACGAAAATCTATTCTTCAAGGTGACACGTAAACCGCTCCCATCGGGGTAGCAAGGAGGTACTAGACACACCGATCCAAGTTTAAAAGACGCGTGGAAACCCACTAGCCAATCTTGAATAAGTACATCATTGTAATCGTATCGTTTTACCAGATCCGACACTGCGTTAGCAGCAATGTAAGACCAAGCTTGTAACACGAGTTTCTGCTCCTTCGACGTTTCAAATACGCCGGATGTCTTAGGTGGCCGTTTTAGCATAACCGGCCGTACCATAACCCCTCGGTAGTAATCACCACCGCAGGATTCTCTAAACCTCCCAGTATAAAATGACTTATGGTCATTATACTTCCAGCCAATTAAGGATGCAAAGTATTTAACTTCTGGTATTGCACGAACTGACACGATTCCATCGTCACCGAAGCAACTTATGAACATATCAGAAGGGCCCCTTTGTGAGGGATCCTGCGCAATGCGAAATGCAGCTTTGTCGCTACATGCCGCTAAAAAGGCGTAGAATACGAGTGTTTGTAAAGGAAAGGTAATTGGATTACCCATAGTCGCCACCATCGGGGATAAAACTTCGACGGTAACTTCTACAGAAGTCCACTTACCACGCTGCTTTTCAACAACGCAGTACTTAACAACATCAGTGCCAAGAACGGTTTGCTCACGGAGCAAATCATCCAATAACAACTTGTAGTCACTTTCAATTGCTTGATCGCGCTTGTCGTCTTTCCTGAATTTGAACTTGAAGTTTATACCTGTATAAGGAGACCTACAACAGGCTTTAATAAATCTCATCCAATCTTCACCGAATACCTCTTCACAAATAATCAACCAAATACGGTTGGAAGCCTCGCTCCAGTCTATCGTTGCTATACCAATTTCTTCAAATTGGCTTGCTAACTTAGCTAGATTGCGGTGAACTTCTTGTTGAGAGCTTAGGTCGATACCGAGCCTAAATAACGCATCCTCCATCATCGCAGCCACACCCTGTGCAAACTGGGCGGGAACTGTATGTTCTGGATTCATAGTGCGCAAAGTATTCCACTCTTTGGGTACTTGTAAGGTATTATTACAATCAAC